TGGTTGCCGGTCATGGACTACAAAAACAAATCAATACCTAATCCGAATGCCAAGGATGTCAGCGACAGCAAGATGCGCTGCTTGGTCAAGTGCATAGCAATGTTTGGTCTTGGCTTTCACATCTACCAAGGTCAGGTTCAACCTGAAGATACTTGGAATGATGACAGCGCCGATTTAAGCGCCCCTGAGGAGGCTGTGAAGGCCGCCCCGGTAGCTGCAAAGCCTGAGGTTCCTAAGAAGACTGCGGCGAAGCAGAAGGCTCCAGCACCTGTTGTCGAGGATGATGAGGATGAGTTTTACCTAGCCTTCGATGAGGCGGGTGCAACCACTTGGGTCGAGGCAATGATCGACACGATTAAAACTATGATTGAGACCAAAAAAGGCTTGCGTGGCATTTATGACGCAAACTTGAAGTGCATTGATCACATCAAGAATAAGTTCCCTGAGATTTACGCAAGACTAAGGGTGGTTATGGAAGAAAAGCAAAACTTTTTCAAACAACAAGCGAGTAAGGAAATAGCATGAGTAATTACCCAAAGAGTGACGGCGGTTTGTGGAGACACGAAAAGCTAAACGAAAAGCACCCTGACTTCAGAGGCCACATTGTAGTGTCCAAAGATCAGTTGGTTATGCTTTTAGACATAGCAAAGCAGAACGCAAGCAACCCAGATCCAGAGTTTAAATTAAAGATCGACGTAGCTATGTGGAATCGCGTGGCTAAGGAGACCGGTTCTGAGTACAAGTACCTTTCAACGGAAGTGTACAAAAAAGAACCTAAGCAGGCTGCTCCAGAGCCAATGTCTGATGATCACCTAAACGAAGATATTCCATTTTAAGGAGGCGTTATGCCAGTCACAGTAAGTATTGACGAGACAACCCGTATTACTTCGGACTCTCACCAGTGGATTGTTCAAACAAAGTCAGCTAGAGGCTGGGACTCTAAGAGTTACCACCCAAACTACCGGGCTGCGCTTCTGCATCAAGGTGAGGCAATGATAAGGGGTAGCGACGCTATTGGTTTAGCAGAGGCTTTGGATCAGGTCGAGGTTGTAGTTAACAAGTTGGTTGATGCACATAAAGACTTGGTTGCACCGAAGGTGGATGACGAAGGCTTTTTAACAGTTGATCAGATGGTAAAAGAAATTAAACCCGCATGAAGATTGAGATAAAAGGCGAAGGGGTCGGGGATATTCTCGGCCCAATCTGCGCGGCGGCACCACATAGAAGTGGTGAGATCATGCAGCTTTTTCTTGGTTGCAAGAAGGGCGTTTCACTAGAGGTTAAGCCGATAAGGCAGGGCAGAAGCAGAAGCCAAGAGGGTTACTACCGCAAATGGTGCGGCAGCTTTGCAGATCACTGCGGGTTAACTCCAGATGAAATGCATGAAGAGATGCTTTGCGTGGCGTTTGGCAGTGAAGAAGTTCCGACTAGGTTTGGTGTAATGAGGCGGCCTTTGTCTAGAAGCGGTGAAACAAACTCATCAACGTACAGCCGGTTAATAGATGTCTTGATTGATACGGCTGCTGACATAGGGTTTAAAGTTCCACCGTCAAGAAAGGGTGAGTTGTGAGGCCTATATACGAAACAAGCTTTGACATAGGTCGCGAAGCTGCTGTAGCCACTTTGTTTGCTGAGGCAAATGACATGGCTTGGGTTAGAAACCCTTCAAAGTACCCGATAGACATTAGTTTCACAGAAGATAATCAGATTGTTTTGTTCGGTGAGATAAAGTGTCGCAAAGTAAAAAAGGACACATACCCAACGTATATGTTGTCGGTATCAAAGGTCATTGCCGCCAAGGCGCTAACTGATGCAACCGGCGTAGAGTGTTTGCTTATTGTCGATTGGAAGGATGCTTCCGGCTGGATCAACCTTAGCGACAAGCCAGACAGTGTAGGCTTTGGTGGCAGAACTGATCGCGGAGACAGGCAAGATGTGGAGCCGGTTGTTTATTTTAATATTGACCGGTTTATAGTATTTTAACGTAAGAATAGTACGGCTAAGGGGGTCATCACACTCCTTCCAGCATCGTTCCCGTCCGATGGGCCACAGGCGGGGCTTATTTAGACCAAGGTAGGTTCACCTATACCTCCCTAAGTGCACGTTCCCGTCCGTGTGGTCGATTAGGCGGGTTCATTCAATCAAATAAAGGAGTAAACATGACTAAAGTTGTGTCTAAATTTTATCAGGCAATTATTGCTCAAAAAGAAATAGGTAAGCACTTTGGCCCTAGAACCAAAGGCGTTAAGTTCCCGTCATTAACTCAGCATCAACAAAGAAGAATAGAAGCCCTTTATGATCAGGGGTTTACACAAGCAGAGATAGCCCGAAAGGTAGAGTTGGCACCAAGCACTATTTACAACTTTGTCACAAGGACTTTGAATAAAGCCTTATGAGTAATCCAAAGTTGTTCGTTATGGGTTCCGACAAAGATTTTACTGACAAAGAATTGGAATGTCTGAAAAAACTAATCCAACGGAACCTAAAAAAAGAAGGCGTCACTACTAAAAGCTTCTCTTTTCAGATCCGTGTCGAGTGCAAGTTAAAATAGCTTAGAGATCCTAGTCGTTATCTCTTCGCTTATGCTTGGAAGTTCAACGTGACGCTTCAAGCTAGGCACAACATTTAAGTAGTACTGTTCTTGCTCGTTAATAAGCTTCATGTACTCTTGCTTCTGATCTGACGTTAGATCTGCCTTTAGTAGATCTCGCCTTTGCTTTCTTAGCTTTGAAAGCGCCGTGGCTGTTGGTTGCAGCCTTTCCCTAACGCCCATGAACTGACGCCTATTGACTAGGAAATTCTCAAGGTCTTCCATTCTACCGGCGTCTTTTAGACTTTTTACTGTGTTCTCTGTCCTCTTCACATAGTCCCAGATCTCATAGAAGTCTTCTTTTGCTCCACCACCAAACTCACTACCAAAGAACCTTCTTAGTATTGGTTTTTGTGAAGTGTCTGTGCCAGCAAGTACGGATCTGTTATCGCCCTGAAGGGTGTTGCTTCTTAATGCTTGGTCAGCAAAACCTAAAACAGCCGTGCCAATTGTGCCGCCATAACCTTTCATTAAATGATCTAGCTTGATCGGGCTTATATCAAGCACCTTAGCCATGTTCTTCGCAACCTCGGATGTAGAGCCAAGCTCTTGAAGTTGCGGATCTAGTGTTGAGTCTATAAATACGGGAGTAACAGGCCTTCCTGTATACATATCGTAGTTCATATAAGCCTCAAGGATTGGTGTTATTGCTTGAGGAGGTTGAATACCAAGCGTTCCAAAAACTGCGCGTCTAGCCGACTGCTGCAAGTCCCTTGCGGTTGTTTCGCCGTTATACGCATCTATTATTCTTTCGGGTAGCGTTTTAAACAACAGCCCAACCTCAAACGGGATGGGAACCCTAATCGGTACGCCTGAGGGCGTTGGAATTATCCAGTAGTTGTCTTTTATTTCCTCGGTTTGATTCTTGTATTGCTCATCATCACTAACCATTGTGTAGTAAATAGCTGTGCTGGCAGCAATAAGTGATCCTCTCGCAATAAAGCTTGCTGCGGCTTGTCCGCGAGACAACTCTCTATTTGCAGTGTTCTTGCCAGCGCCAGCCCGGATCAACACATCTAGTCCTTGAATCCTTGCGTTAAGGAAGGGGATTGTTGCTGTTAACAAGCGCATAACTGGACTGCTTCCACGCCTACCGAAGTTTAAAACCTCCATCGCTTGAAAGTGAGCTTCTGCTTCGTTACCTGTGCGAGCTAAAACATCTTTGTACACCGCATTTCTTGTTGCGGCGTCTGACATAGTGGTTACAGTTCCAAGCCCGTCCCACAAACTAAGGAATGTTTTTGTAAGCAATCCTTTTTGATTTACGTTCTTGTTTCTGCCTTGCAAGATCTTTCCTGCATACTCGCTGATATTATCTGGGTCATTCTTGTAGTCATAACCGCCGACTACACCACTCCTTTCGAGCGTTTCCATACCTTCTGCAAAGCCAACTACAGTGTCTGCAATTGGTATAAAGTTAGATCCTGATGTGACAAAAGCAGACATTGAGTCACGAAGCATATTTGCTATTACAAAGCCGGGTTCACGGGTAACCATCTCTCGCAAAGCACGGGCTGGGAAGCCAAGGTACTTAGCAACCTCTCGCTCAACACCTCCAGCAGGCTCAACAGTTAACGACTCATAAATTAACGGGTCATCAACAATGAATTGACGGCGCTCACCTTTAACCTTAAATGTAACAACAGCCTCACCAGCAGTGCTTTGGCCTTTACCAACTTCTCTGGCTAAGCCTATGTTTTTCATGTCTCTGACAACACGCTGTTGAGCAACATTCTTCATGCCCATACTTATTGCCGCGTTCAGGTTCATTGCGATAGCTTCTAGGAGTGGCACGTTTAATTGTTTTTCACTGCCTTTGATAGCCTTCAAATCAGCACTACCAGTAAGCCCACCAAAGATATTTGGCGCGTTTGGTGTTTCTGCACCTTCTACTTGACGATAGAACGGGATGTAGTCTGATTGGTTTAGCCATAGCTCAGCGGTGTCGGCATCAACAACGCCTGTGTCCTTTAAGAACTGAACTGTATAGCTGTTGTAATCCTGCCAAGCGTCATACCAATCTTTTATGATTGAGTTGCCGTTAGCATCTAAAAACGACTCTGCCGTGGCAATGTTAGCTGCGTGGTCTTGAGGTGTTCCGGGGACTTCTATGCCCCTTTGTTTAAGTACTACTGATCGCCTAGCTATTGAGTAAGCCTGTGCAAGCTGCTCCAGAGACCCATGCTCTTTCGTATAAAGTATAGACATGACATCAACCAGACCGCGAAACTGCTTGGTTTCACCACGGCTGTTTGTGTGGTTGAAGTCAGCAACCTTTGTCATGCCGCCCGTGTATACAGGGACTCCATACCGAAGAGCCGCTCCGGTAATAGCGTTTGCTCGGTCAGCCATTAAAACTGCCGCCATAGAAGATGAATCCGCAAGCAGATCGCCTAGTAGGCCTTGATAATTTTCTAGCTGAGCGTACCGATTAACGTACCGTTGCTTGTAATCGGTAAGCCTTTTACTTATAGACCCTTGGTCAAGAACATTGAGGTAGGTTTGACCGGGTGTCATCAGAGGTAGCTCTGCAACTACATTATCTACTGCTGATTGAGCCGCAGGCTTAATTTCTGGTGTGTTAGCCCTTGAGAATAAAAACTCTTCGCTTGGAGATAACTGTTGACCCTTGTCAGGGTTGGCAGCTACAGCTTGAGCATACGGATCTGCTCCGGGATTGACCCGTGGCGCGGTGCCAGCAGGCCTGTTCTCAGCTATCTCAATATTTTTTTCTACAACACGGTCAACTTCGCTTTGACCAATAACTTCTGGCTTTTTATATTTGTCAAAAAGACTAAACGGCAGGCCTACTTCTTCAGTCTGTACCTGTCTGGCAGCATCGCTTCCTCTTCTGCGCCTAGTGGCTGAGTCAGGTCTCGGTCTGGATACGCCGTCATCAGATAGTTTTCTCTCGTAAGTGGTTGCTTCGTCTCCTTCAGATATGCCTCCACCGGATCGCTCCCAATCGGGCGGCTTGATCTTGTTTGCGTGTTCATAAACCATTTCCCGTGCTTGTTCTAAAG